CGAGAGATAACTTAGAGGAATATGATGAAAAACTTTATGATTATCCCCAAAGGTTTTGCAGGGCTACCAATGGAAGAGGGGTTCTTGTCTCCGGCTGAGAACAAGAAGAACTTTATCGTCGCAGTGGAGAACTGGTACTACGGGCCAGAAGAACCAAGCAACGATCCTAAAGCTAACCCTGAGTTTTACGCTGCACTGGCTGATGCGATGCAATGCGATGAGAAAGACGCGAGACGCAAGCATTGCTCAAACTGCGGGTATTATGACAACAGTCTGATGGCACAGGTCAAAATCGAGCGCATTCCTATGGCGGGATACGACACAGGGTTTGGATTTCGTGGCCATTGCGAAAAACTTAATTTCATTTGCAACGACATGAGAGTGTGCCAGGCTTGGGAAGAACGTGAAGATGAGATGGATTGATATGCCAAAATGTGGCAAAATACTCTCGCTGAGTCAATCAAGCCACCAGCAGCTTATCCGTTTGGGATTCGTATGACCGATTGGCTTAGAGAGAACCTAGAAAAGAGTCTTGCTCTGCCTGCTCCCGCAACGGACTGGTTAATGATGCTCTATGGAGCAATCCAAGTCTTTGATGACGTTGCTGACGGTGATATTGTTAAGCGTCAGGACTTGAACGCCACCATCTGGAACACGTTGGTCGGTATGAATCGAAATATCTTTTGGATAGAGAACGCTCAGACTCTCACGCCAGTAGTCGCAACCATGATTTTAAAGTGGCAAGCATCCGATCAAGCTGAACGAGCTGGTCATGCTGATGCTCGCTCTTTCGTCTGGCGTGCAGGATTCTACGATGTGGTATTGATGACCGTGGCGTTATGCTACGGATCGAATCATGCGACAGAGGTGGCCAGTGAAGTCATGGCAATCTATGGCGAAAAATTAGAAGATTATTTGATGGAGTTTAATCATGCCTGATCCGGTCACAGGACTAGTCGTTGGTGGGTCAACACTGATTAGCGGTGCTATTCAAAGTAGTTCTGCTGGCAAAGCATCCAAAGCGCAGCAACAGTCTGCCGAGGCAGGCATTGCCGAACAACGCCGACAGTTTGATGCGTTGCAAAAAATCCTTAGTCCATACGTTTCGGCAGGCACGACAGCAATCGGTGCTTTGCAGCCTTTTACCCAAGCGGGTACTGAGGCGTTAGGTAGATTAAATCCTTTTATTGACGCTGGTACTCAAGCGTTAGGTCAATTACAGCCTTTCATCCAAGCGGGGACTAGAGCGTTAGGCGGTTTAGAGGAGTTTGGTGGGGCGGGAAGCCGTGCAATTGGTGGTTTAGAGAGTTATGGTGCAGCGGGGACTCGTGCAATAGGTGGATTAGACCCTTATGCTGCAGCAGGCGCACCAGCTCTCGCGCAACAGCAGGCGTTACTTGGTTTGCGTGGTCCACAGGCACAGCAATCATCTATTTCAGCTATTGAGCAAAGCCCAGCCTTTCAAGCTCAAGTACGCCAAGGTGAAGAGGCCATTCTTCAAGCGGCATCAGCAACGGGTGGCTTGCGTGGTGGTAATGTTCAAGCAGCTCTTGCACAGTTTCGCCCCCAGATGTTGCAACGAGAAATCGACTTGCAATATGGTCGACTGGGTGGGATGACATCATTAGGGGCAGGCACAACCCAAAACTTAGCAAATCTTGGATTAACTTCAACCCAAAACTTAGCTGGATTAGGGCAATCTTCATATCAAAACTTGGCAAGCATGGGGCAAACTACAGCGCAAAACTTAGCGCAGATGGGATTTACTGGAGCGCAAAACTTAGCAAACATGGGGCAAAGCTCAATTCAAAACATTGCACAACTTGGTCAAGCCTCGGCAGCGGGAACAGGATCAGCAGGATTGCAAACGGGCGCAAGAATTGCTAGTTTACAAGGTGACATTGGTTCAGCCCAAGCTGGTGCGAATTTGGCTCAAGGTCAAGCGTTGGCAAATGTGTTTAATCTTCCCTCTCAGTTCCTTGGGATGCAGTATGGGGCGCAAGGTCGAGCCAATAATGTAACGCCAGGGCTTGGTGGTTTATTCGGTTAAGGAGTCAAACGTGGTTCAGCCAGCAAATTACTCGATTAACGTCCAAAGCCCACTTCAAGCCTTTGGACAAGCGGCACAGTTCGGCGCAGGATTGGCCGAGATGGATGCCCGTCGGCAAGCACAGCAGCAAGAGGCTATTCGGCAGCAAGGTTTGAATCAAGAGTTTCAGCGAGTTAGCGCAATTCAAAATCCACAAGCCAAGGATTTTATGGCCTTGAGTTTGTTGCTGCCTCCAGCACAAATGGAGAGCGTGCGTAAAACTTACGACATGGGTTCGCAAGAGCAAAAAGACAATCAGTTGTTGTTTTCAGGCAAGGTTTTGTCTGCTTTTACGACAGGAAACAATCAGATTGGTGTTGATTTGTTAGAAAGCCGAGCTATTGCTGAGGAAAATTCTGGCAGAAAAGAGCAAGCTCAAGCGTTTCGCTCTTATGCAGAGTTGGCAAAAATTAACCCAGGCGCAGCCAAAACAACGATTGGTATGTTGTTGGCCACCTTGCCAGGCGGTGATAAGGTGATCGAAGCCACCACCAAAGCGCAGCTTGCGCCATTACAGGTCGCTGAACTCCAAGCTAAAGCGGCAGATAGACTTGCTGGTGGACAGCCAAAGCCAGGCTACAAACTGCTTACAGCAGCGGAAAATTTAGAATTGGGATTGCCAGAGGATATTCGTTTTCAAAAGAGTCCAGACGGACAAATTACAGAATTAAAAATTTCTGTTGCACCGAAAGAAAATTTCCGTGTACTTACGAAAGAGGAAAAGGTTGCTCGAGGATTGCCAGAGGATCAGGCGTTTCAAATTGGACCTGATCAAAAAATTTCACCAGTGAGTACAGGTCCGTTAGTTCAAATAGATCAGGGAGTTAAAAGAGATACTCTTATAACAAAGGAATTAGATATTCCTAGAGCACAAGAATTTAGTGCCGCAGCCGCATCTGCTAGAGGAGTGGCTAGAGACACTCGTATTATTAATGATTTATTAAGAGGTAAATCTGGTGGTGCTGTCATTAAACTTACCACTGAAGTTGCAAAAAACCTTGGATTTTCTACTGAAACGGTCACAGCAAACGACTTGGCAAATGCTCTCGCAACAAAAGCCGCTGTGCAGATTCGTCCAGCAGGCTCTGGTTCAACCTCTGACATTGAATTTAAATCTTTTGTAGCGTCGATCCCATCATTGTCGAATTCAGAAGGTGGACGTGAGTTAATGACCAAGTACTCTGAAGCCTTTGCAAAGCGTGCTGCAAAACTTGCGGATCATGCTCGAAAGCTCATTCGTGATGATAAGTATTCAGAGGAAGAGATTGCTCGTTTTGACGAAAGCCTTGGCGAAATGCTTGGTGCAGATTTCTATAATTTTAAAGGAGGCAAACGAGCAGGCGTGCAGCAGTATCAACCTCCGGCAATTACACCGAAGACTTCACAACCGCCTGCGGCTGCACCTCCGGCGCGTCCGGCAAGCGGCGTTAAATTTTTAGGATTTGAATAATGGCTACCGCTAGGTTTCAATTCCCTGATGGGCGCATTGGTCGATTTGAAGTGCCAGATGGTACGTCACCAGAGCAAGCACAGATACTGATTGAGCAAGCAGTCAGCGCAATGGGTGTGCAGTCACCAACCCCTGCCGCGACTGATCAATCCACTGTCGCTGCTCCGGCAGAAGGTATGCAGACACCACAAGCTACGGCTGCGCCAGTTGCTGCAGAAGCACCAGTTGCTGCGCCAGTTGCCGCTATTGCACCGGAAGCGGCTGTTGCACAGGAATCGACAGCACCTCAAGAGGGTCGTGGTGTGTTAGGCATGGTTGGTGATGTTGGTCGTGGGGTAGTCGAGGCTGTGACGGGCAGTGGGCGCGAAACTGAAACGATTAAAGCATTGCCAGAATGGACAAGTATGCCAGAGCTTAACTCTGCGTCATTCCGATCCGCACTGACTGGACTTGGCACGTTGCTTGCAAACCCTGACGAGATTTCACAGGTCGTGCAGGCTAACTTTCCAGATACGCAAGTATTCCAAGATGAGAAAGGTAATTACATCTTCCGATCATCCCTTGATGGTCGGGACTACGCAATCAAGCCAGGCATGAGAGTGAGTGACATTCCTCGTGTTATTGGAGGAATCGCGGCGTTCACTCCAGCGGGTCGTGCGACAACTATTTCAGGCGCGGGTCTTAAATCTGGATTAACACAAACAGGCATTGAAGCCTCTCAGGTGGCCGCTGGCGGCGAGTTCAGTCCGACTGAGGTTGGGCTAGCAAGTGCAGGCGGCGCAGCTGTTCCTGCGGTTGTAAAGACCGTGCAAGCGGGTCGTGCTGCGTTCAAGGGTCAACCCCCCGCTGCGCCTGCTCCTGCTGCGGGTGCGCTTGCGCCTGAAGGTAGTGCGCTCAATCCTGCTGCAGCGGCTGATACTGCCGCTGGTGCTGCCCCTGCTGCTCCTGCTGCAGCTGCAGGACAAATGACCACAGAGGAACTGATTGATACAGCAATGCAAGCTGGTCAAAAGTCAATTGTGCCTGGTCGACAGTCAAGAGCCGTTGAGGTATTGGCTGGTGAAACTGCGCCTGATCCAAAGGTTCTTGCAGCAGCCAAGCGGCTAGGGATTGACGAGTTTTTGCAGCCAGACCATGTGACCACAAATCAGGTTTATCGTGAACTGGCGCAAGCGGTCAAATCCATCCCAGGCTCAGAGGCTCGCCAAGCAGAGATGAAGGGTCTTGAGCAAGTGGGCAAACGTGCAAGCGATTTGATTGACGAGATCGGTGGCACGAAAGACTTTTCAACGTTAAACACAAAACTCCAGACTGCATTGCAAACTCAAGTTGATGACTTAGCAAAGAAATCAGACAAAATTTATGATGATGTTCTTAACAAAACGATTCCAAAACGGGTTGAGGTTAATGCCGAAAATATCCTAAATTTCATCCGCACAAGGGCAGAAGATTTAGGTGGCTTTCAAAATCTTTCTCCAATGGAAAAGGAAATATTTGGAAAGTTAGCACCTCGCAAAGTAAAAGTTGATGGCGTGGAGGTTGAGAAACTGCCCACTTATACTCTACTCGATGACGTTCGCAAGGATATTGGTTCAGCATATAAAGGAACAGGACCGTTCAAAGACGCAGACCGAGCGCAACTCGATCAGCTTTATGGTCGATTATCACAAGACCAATTAAGCGTGGCCGCGAAGTTTGGGGTCGACGATGCCTTAAAAGAAGCCAACTCCTTAGTGCGTATTCGCAAAGGCGTTGAGCAAGACATGACTGCTTTGTTTGGCAAGCAATTGCATCAAAGCATGGTGTCGAAGCTCGACAAGTCATTTAAAGCATTGACTAAGGGAGATGAGAAGCAGTTGATCGCATTGCTCAAAAGCGTGCCAGAGGATATGCGGTCAGAGGTCGTGGCATCAGGCATGAAGACTGCATTTGGTCGTGCCAGCATGGACAGACCGATTAGCTTTAATGACTATGCAACCTTTTACCAAGGGTTATTGCAGAACAAACAGGCTTATGCGGCGATTATGAGCAATTTGCCACAAGAATCACGCAAGCAGCTCTCCGACTTGTATCGTGTGTCTAATTCCATTGCAAAGGCATCCCGCGAACGAATCCAGACGGGTCGGCTGACCGCTGTGACAGATCAGCTTAAAGATGCTGATTCACTGATTGGCGGCATTATTGGATTGGCTCAAAAGAGCGCAGGCGTGGCCACACTTGAGACAGGTGCGAGGGCTGTTGGTCTGCCTGGTGCTGGCGTGGCTCTTTGGGCTATATCTGGACTTGGTAAAGATAAAACATCAAGGCAAAAAGTGGCAGACGCTGTGTTGTCATCGCCTGAGTTGTTGAGAGCATCGAGACTTGTCGCAGAGGGTCAGACCGAGGCGGGTGCTAACGTATTGGCCAAGAGTGCAGCGTTTGGGAAATTCGCCAAAGAGATGGGCATCCCAAAAGAGTTGAACGCCAAGACCCAGTGGATACTCAGCACCATGCAAACACAACGCCAACTGGCTGACGAACAGGAGTAATAAAGATGAGTGCATTGTCAATCGAAGTCCCTTTTCCGGTTTTTCAAGACCGTGATGGTCAGCCATTAGAAAATGGTTATGTCTGGCTAGGAGTTGCAAACCTTAATCCACAGACAAATCCTGTCATTGCTTATTTTGATGCTGCGTTGACCATCCCAGCAGCGCAGCCGCTACGCACGATCAACGGCTATATCTCTAACGCTGGCACACCAGCTCAGGTTTATATTGATGGAGCTAGTTTTAGTATATTGGTGCAAGACAGTAAAGGGTCGATGGTTTACAACTTCCCTGAAGGTAACGGAATTGGCGCAGATGCTTGCGGTTTAACTTATGATCCACCGTTTACAAATGCGGTAGCATACCCCGTCTGCGACAAACTAGCTCAGACCGTTAGCGTTAAAGACTTTGGTGCTGTTGGCGATGGGGTGGTAGATGATACAGCGGCGATACAGGCAGCAATTGACGCACTTCCTACAGGTCAAACATTAAATGGTCTTGGTTTGACCTATAAAGTTACAACTAGTTTAACTTTAAAAGCCAATATTACGTTAGAAAACTTTGTTATTGATTTTTCTACGGCAGGCAATTCTGGCGAATTGTTTGTGGCAAGCGGCTCACTTGGTAGCGCAATTGCTGTGTCTGCGGGATTAACTGTTAACCAAGCAACTTTTACTGTTGCTGATGGAACTGGTTTTGCAAATGAAGATTATGTATATATTAAGAGTTCTGATTTTTGGGACAATTGGGATGATCTGTGCATCATGGCAGAAACCCATAAAATTAAATCCGTAGTTGGTAATAGTATTACTTTGCATGACCCAATTCTTTATGCAATGCCAACTACTCCCACCATTCAAAAAATTACTACACTTGATAATTTAACGCTCCGTAACATTCGTGCGTTTGGTTCTGGTGTAGGTGCAGCAGGGGATCAAGAAGGCGCAAGGTTTTTCTATTGTAAAAATTTGTTGTTAGATCATTGTAATTTTACAAAGTTTGATGACAGATCAATAAGAATGGGCACTTGTATTGATTTTAATATTGTCAATGGAACTTACGGACAAGCATATAAAACAGGTATAGCTTATGGAATAGCAATTCAATCTGCGTCAATCAATGGAAAAATTAGCAATAACTTATTTTTTGATTGCCGACATGGGGTTACGCTGGGCGGGTCAAACGGGCCAAACAGGTATATTGTTGTTGATAGCAATAACTTTACTCTCTGTAGAGAAGCTGGAATGGACGCTCACACGGCTGCGGATTTGTGTGTAGTATCCAACAATACATTCCAATGCGATCCTGCAAATACATTTTCTGACGGAATTTTGTGGCGCAGCATCCATGTTGTGATTACTGGAAACGTAATTATTGATTCAGGCCGCCATGGAATTTTTGTCAGAAATAACGTAACGGGCGCATCTGGTGGATATTCAATTACCGGAAACACAATTATTCGTTGTAAAACTGACGGAATACTATGCGAAAAACAACATGAAGGCAATGTGGTAAATGTTGTTATTACAGGTAACAACATACAAGGTACATTCAGCGCATCTGGTTATGGAATTCTTGTTGTATCAGATTCAGGATATACAATTGCGATGGAAAATATTGTTATTGCAAATAATAATATTCGAAGTTTAGCGTTTCGTGGTATTACTGTATCAAGCGGCGATGCAACTTCTACGGTTAGAGGAGTAAACATTTCTAACAACGTAATTAACAGTTCATCAGCTTATACCGTTGGTATTTTAATATCTGCTCAAGTTGTAGCTGGAAATATCTCAGAAAGCATAATTTCTGGAAACGTAATTCGAGGAACTTTTGAAAGAGGCGTTTTAGGAACTAGGGACGAAAACACAATTGTTACAAATAACATTATTGAAACAGCTTCAATAGCAGCAATTACAATTGCAGCAACTAACAATGTTAACGCTAACAATCTTACATAAGGATTAAAATGATTACTCCTTCATATGGATTGACTGCAACAGAACGTGTTTTGCCACGTATGGCGTTGGATTTTACGACAGCAAGTCTTGATCCACGAGTAACATTTACTCGAACAGGTAATACTGCTACTGTGGTTAACTCAGGCGGGTATGTTGCACCTATTAACGCTGACTTGCCAAGATTTGATTTCAACCCTGTAACGCTTGCGTGTAATGGTTTGCTGATTGAAGAATCTCGTGTAAATCTGCTATTGCAAAGTCAAACATTTCAAACAACATGGGCTGCGACAGCTTGCTCAATAGATGATGACGCAACAAATGGCCCTGATGGTTTACTAACCGCTGACAAAATTATCCCCAATGTTGGAGCAAGTGTATCTAACACGGCTGCATCTGTATTGGTGCGTCAGGATATAACGAAAGCCGCCGCTGCAACAACATATACTTATTCAATTTTTGCCAAAGAAGGTGAATTTAACGGTATTCGTTTGTTTGTGCGTGATAACGCAGTATCTGGAAATAACGCTGTGGTTACGTTTTCGCTTGTGAATGGTTCTGTTGCTGTCGCTGCTGCTGCGGCTGGAACATTTACTAATGCAAGCGCAAGTGCTGGAACGCTTTACGCAAACGGTTTTTATCGTTTTAGTCTTACATTTACTACGGGAACAGAAACAACTGTTCGTATTCTTGCTATTCCAGCAAACTCAACGGCAACAACTGGCGATGGATCTAAAGGAATTTTTGTTTGGGGCGCGCAACTTGAAGCAAGCGCATTCGCTACAAGCTACATCCCCACAGTTGCATCAACAGTCACACGCAACCCTGACGTAGCGGTAATGACAAGCACTAACTTTAGTGATTGGTATACAGCATCAACGGGTGCGGCGGTTGTTTGGGCGATACCTCAAACCGCAACAGGTGTAAGACCGTTGATTCAATTTGACGATACAACGGCAAATGAAATTATTGCTCTGCGTGGAAACGTTGCAAATCCAGAACTTTATATTGTTGATGGTGGCGCACCGCAAGCGCAAATTGACGCTGGTACGATTGTTGCAAATACAACCTATAAATTATCTGGCGCATGGAATACAGATTCATGTGCTGCGGCACAAAACGGTGCAGCAACAGTTACAGACAATACAGCAACCATTCCTACACCGACTCAATTAAGGATTGGTTCTGACGGTACTAATTATGCCTCTGCGTTAATTCAAAAAATAATGTATTACCCACAACGTATTATTGACGCTGAAGTACAAGCAATTTCTAAATAGGCGCATTATGAAAACCCTTGAACATTCCGCATACGCACTTTTATTCATGGCGATCATTGGATTGCTGACAGGCGATTGGTTTGCTGGTGCTTGCTTTGGGTCTGCGTTTTTTGTGGGCCGAGAACACGCTCAAGCTGAGTATCGGGTAATTCAAAAGTTCTACGAAGGCAAGCGAGCAAATATGCCTTGGTATGGTGGCTTTGAACCCAGAGGCTGGGATATAAAGTCGATGTTGGATTGGATATTGCCAACAGTTATTACAATGACAATTGCAATTTCAATTTATTTCTGGGGTTAATTATGTTAAAAACCGTCGCTTTCCTACCTGGCTCTGCGCCAGCCTTTATTCTCAGCCCAGATGGAATCATCACAGAGGCTGGCACATCGCGCACGCTATCGGCTGCTGACAACGGCAAGGTGATCTATTGCACCAGTGGCTCGGCCACTACGATCACCTGTGCCACAGGGCTTGGCAAGGGGTTTACTTGCACGATCATCCAAGGCGGCGCAGGAAAGGTTACAGTCGCAGCTGGTGCGGCTACGATTAACTCCTATTCTGGCTTGTTGAGCGCAATGGGACAATTTGCTGTTATTTCGCTCATCAGCGCAGTCGCGGATCAATTCATCGCAGCCGGAAACCTCGGCGTTTAATCTGGAGTCATCATGGCACAAAACTCACAAATCGCATTTGCCCCATTAGGCAACACGGTACTTATCCCTGCGGCAGCGGTTGCCCCAACTGGCGTGCAAGCGTTGGTCGCATCTAAGTTCGACGCTCAAAGCACAGGACAGTACAGGATCATTAACTCCAGTACCAACATTGTGTACTTAGGTGTTGGCCAGACTGCGGCAGCTGCCACAGCGAACGCTGTCGCGCCTGTTGCGGGTACTCCATCTGCGGCCATCGTGCTAGTGCCAGGTGCTGTAGAAATCTTACGGTTTGGGCGTGTGGCATTCTTTTCTGGTCTTGCTGCAGCTGCGTCGAGCGTCTTTATCGTTCAGGGCGAAGGTATGTGATGGACTGGCAGAATCTTATCAACATAGCTTTCGGTGCAGCATTAGCGACTATTGGTTGGTTTGCCCGTCAATTGTGGGATGCTGTCCAAAAACTTAAATCTGACATGAGCAGGCTTGAACTATCTATTAGCGACAATTACGTTAAGAAAGACGATTGGAAAGATGGCATCAAAGAGCTGAAAGAGATGCTCGGCAAGATTTTTGACAAACTCGACTCTAAACAAGACAGGTGAAATCATCGACCCGCTAACCATTCTCGCAGCACTTGGCCCGTTGGCGGTCGATTTGGGTAAAAGCCTGATCGGTCGTTTCATTCAGACTGACGTATACAAGCCAGTAAACATTGGTGAGTACGTTCAAATGCGTGGCATTGATCTTGAGATGTTTAAGGCCATGAATAGCGTTGGAGGCGCAGGAACGACTTACCCTTGGGTAGAGGCTATCGTTCGGCTAATGCGCCCAGGCGTGGCGGCTGTGGTGCTTGGCACATGGTCATTTATGATGATGACAGGTCAAGACAGCGCAGCCGTCAATAATTTTGCGTCTGCTGTAGGTTTTTACCTGTTTGGGGATCGCACTCTTTTCTACGCACAGAAGAAATAATGTTTGCCTTTTCTGAACGCTCTCTTAATAACCTTAAAGGCGTACATCCTAAGTTGGTTGCCGTTGTCCATCGTGCTTTGGAGTTAAGCGCAATAGACTTTACGGTTTTGGAAGGTGTGCGCTCGCAAGCTCGACAAGATGAATTGTGGG